TCCACATGTCGCGTCCAGCGCTCTCTAGGAGCGGCATAGACCATGTCATCTCCATTAATTAAAACATGCCCAAGACGTTCACGTCGGGTAAAATTAATCGGAGCTGGAACTGTGGCGCCATCCTGGGTATATGCTGACATTGAATGACAGTATACACCGAGGTTCGCTAAACAGAGTATTGGAAAAGAAAGAATGGAACCCATCAATTGACCATTCTGCATGGTTCCCTTCATTATAGGGGCAGCACCTCGCTCTTTCGAGGGGTAAAACAGATTGTGAGGGCCGAGCACGGCCATCGCTAACTCACGAACTTGTGAGGGGAGATCCTGGATAACATATTTAAATATGCTACCGGAGTATTTCCATGACAAACCATCTGTTGCTGCGCTATAATCTACAGAGAACCACTCCCACGTCTCTGGCACATCTTTCGCGATATCTTGTATATCTAAACCCGTTAAGGGGCGACCTATCAAGCGAAAGGGGGCCATCGACCGGAGGCTATCGTGGAGCACCTTTTGTAAGGGCTTGCAAGAGTAATATGGAAGAGCGTTACCCTTGCTAATAACACGAACTTTGTTCGGCTCTAAAACTGCTTGAATAGTACAGTTAAGAGGAACAGAGAGATCTAGCTTTTGTGCGCACTCAATAAGTGTGGACCACTCTTCTAGTCCATAGGCACATCTTCGGGTTTGGTGAAAGTTAATTATCTTTCCATCGCGTGAGTAAACCCACGGACGATACACCATCGAATGAAATTCATACGGAATAAGTTCAGTGTTCTGGTTCTCTAATATCAGACCACTGAGTTCACGTAGTTTCATTTGTTGACCTCCTTGTGACCTAGTCCCTTCAAAACATGAATTTGTTGAAGGGGTTTCGATCGTAAATGGCGAACGGAGTGCAAACTCTACGGCCACTTGCTTTCTAACCTTTTTAAGGATAGAAAGAAAGTCGCTATTAGTCATGATCGACTCAATCGTAGCTGCATCACCTTCGTCGGGCTTTGTAAGCGTCTCTAAGTGCTTGTCGTATGTTTGATCGATTATAGAATCGGACAGCGGCAAAGTAGAGCGTTTACATTGAAACCAGGAGTACCATAGATGGGCATTTTTATCATTGAAAGCATTTAAACGAGCTTTCATCCAACCTCGAAGGACCCCTGATGGCTTGAAGCTTACATCAGGGGCTGGAGGGAGTTCGTTCTTCAGATAACGGGCGAGTGGGTAGCATAGAAGGTGTTTACACCTTTTTAACCAAACCGACTCGTCAGTGCTGTTATCTAAATAGTTGTGTATTTGTTCTCTTAAAACACAACAGACCTCTTCTTTGGCACCATGATGCTCAACAATAAGAAGAAGTCCACGAACTAAGGCATCTGTTCGATCACGGACAGAAACAGGATTCTCAACAGATTTGGAGAATCCTGCCCCCCGGGAGCCACCCGG